CTGGGCAAGCAGGATCTCCCCCCGTGGGCTCTTCCCGAGTCTCTCCCCCCGGTGTCCGGGCTCATGGTCGGGCCGGTTCCTTTCCAGAGTGCCCCTGAGCTGATCGCCAAGTCGCAGGAATGGCCCGGGTGGGAACACGACCTCGGACTGGTGGGACGGTACAAGCAGGAGATCTCCCAGGCGTTCCAGGACGCCGAGATCAAGGGCGCGCAGATCCGCAAGGACGCGGCGACGGGAAAGATGTACGTCTCTGCCGGGACTTTGCACGGACTGGTGTCCGACGCCATCTCCGAGACGTTCCTCACCACCCTCACCCCGATGTGGGAGAAAGCCTGGAAGCTCGGGTACGATTCCGCCGGGCAGCTACTGGGGAAGACGGGCGGAGACTACGGGGATCACCTGCAGAACTTCCTCGGCACCGAGGGAGTGCACTGGCTGGAGCAGATCTCCCGCACCGGGCTGGGGAACTCCGATGCCCGCAGCGAGGTCATCGCCCGGACCGAGATCGCAAGAGCCGTCAACGACGGGGCCCTGCAGTGCTACCGGGACAACGGGGTCACCCACAAGCAGCTCCTGATGGCTCCAGACGACGCATGTGATGAATGCTGGTCGGCGAAAGAGGAAGGCGAGATCCCCCTCGACTCCATTTTCCCCGGGGGAGAGCCTCCTTTTCACCCTCAGTGCCGCTGTGCTCCCGGGCCTTCGGGGATTGACATTATCCCCCCGCAGGCGCACCTCGGGAAGAGCCACCAGTACGACCGCGACATGCATTCAGGTGCGGGAAACTGCACGTGCGGGATGGCACAGGAGTCGCACCCGGAAGGATCTTCCGCCGAAGATGACTCCCGTGTTGCCTGGCTGCTCATCCGGGCCCGCGACGAGGACGGGAAATGGCGTTACCTTCTCCAGCAGCGCAACGACGGGTCCTGGGGGATGCCGGGCGGCACCTGTCACGTCGGGGAATCCGGGTACACCGCCGCTTACCGCGAGGTGGCCGAAGAGGTCGGGGACCTCCCCCAGCTGACTGTCGTCAGGGATTTCAGTCACGTCGACCCGGACGGGACCATCGCGTACCTGTATCTCTGCGAATGCGCATTCTTCCACCCCCGGCTGAACGGGAGCACCCCGGATGAGACCCGGGGTACCGGGTGGTTCCGCAAGAAGGAGATCAGGGACCTCGACCTCACCGGGAAATTCCGCGACGACTGGGTGCGGGAGATCAATCTCGAAGAGAACCTCCCCAAGTCCGTGCAGAACACCTCGAACGAGACGGGCGAATGGCTCGTCGCAGACGACCCTGACAGGCACGGAGCGGGGCTGGGATCACGCTGGCCCTATCCCTCCAGGGCAGGCCGGGAATGGCCTGACGCGGGCCCTGGGGCCGTTCCAGGGCCTTCTGCCGGAGGCGAGCCCCCGCACGAGGGCCCGCAGGACCTCATGGACTCAGAGCACGCCCGCATCTACCCCCGGGGTCACGAGGACGAGTACCCGCGCAAGCGCCCCGGAACCGGCACTCCCGCGTCCAGGTTCCCTGACCAGGGGGATGAGGACCAGGACAAGTGGCCTGAGGGGGGAATCGGCTCCTCTCCGGGGATCGGGGCCCTCTCGGTCGGGAAGAAGCTCGGGAAGCCGGTCGGGTACTCCCCTCCCGGAGGAACCGGCCAGTCTCTTTCCGGAGGGCCCGTCGGGGCCGTCACCCCGCACCCGTACGAGCCGCACTCCATCGCCCCCGTCGTCATGGCCCCTGACGGGAACGAGGAAGAGGTAGGGGAGCCGGGCGATTCCCCGGTCCACCACATCCTCCCCACCCGCAAGGGCGCAGCTGATTACGCCGACCCCAACCCGGTGGACGCGGAGCACATCTACCTCCAGATGGCAAGGAATTTCCCCCCCGACGCCATCGCCTGGGTGAAAAGGGCGCGCTGGATCGGGCCCGTCAACGTCCCCTGGGACCGGGTGGACACCGACGACAAGGACAAGTGGGCCGCCTCCCACCAGCCGGAGAAAGTGAACGAGTTCGTCCGGCAGATCCGGCAGCACAACGGGCATGTCGCCCCCTCCATCATCGTCCAGGAGCCGAACAGCAACCGGGGCTTCCTGGTGGACGGGCATCACCGGGCACTGGCGCGGGAGAAGCTGGGCCAGAAGGTGCTCGCCTACGTGGGAAACATTCACCCGAATGACCGTCAGGCCGCCTGGGAGACGCACACTAAGCAGCTCCACCAGGGAAATGATCCGCAGAACAAAGCGTACGATTCCCCAAAAGGGTGATGGTCTCGAAGGAGACCGTGAATTACCGCCTCGCGGACGGGGATCGCAGATGCGGGACATGCGTCATGTTCCACGGGACGGGAACCTGCGAACTGGTAACAGGAAAGATCAGTCCCGGAGCCGTCTGCGACCGGTGGGAAGCGAAATAAAGCAGGCGTATGCGGATCATGCCGTTCCTTGCCTGGCGACAGAACCCTGATCCTCTCCTGGATCCACCCGACCCCCCGGAGCTTGCCATGGCCGTCAAGACGCTGAGCGTGTCCGCCGCCATCACCCAGAACCCGGCTGCCGCCCCGTCCCCCCAGGCGATCATCGCGGCAGTGTCCTCGGCCCTGTCGGATCCCGCGTTCGGGACCGCCTCCCCCTGGACTGCCGTTATCACCGTAACAGCCAGTTAAGTGAAGTCGGCGCAGACTCCCGCCCTCGCCAGCACGCATCATCCCCTCGGGGAACAAGGACTCTGGCATACCCCGGGTAAGAAGATCCCGGAGAAGCAGCAGCTCCCCGCATATATCCAGTCCATCGCCCATGCGCTGATCCGCGCGGGAATGGATGAGTCGCAGGCTATCGCCACTGCCATCGCGGCGGTGAAGAGATGGGCATCCGGAAGCGGGAACGTCCACCCGGAAGTCAGGCAGGCGGCCCAGAGCGCCGTCCGTGAATTCGAGGACCTGAAAGCGAGTCACCATTGAGCCTGCTGTACCGCAGGGAGCCAGTTCTCGTGATGGTCACCGTGAGGGACCGTCATTCGCATGCTAATGCGCACGCGCGATTCGTTATCCGCAGGCGCAGGCGCTGTTTTTTCTATCACCCCCGTCACCGGAAGCAGGAAAAATGAGCCTTTCTATCACCAGCCTCACCTTCGACAAGTCCGCCTACAACCCGGGCGATGTCATCACCCTGACCGTGGACTACACCTCGGATGACGCCACTTCCGGGGCTGAGTCGGTTTTCAACGCCTCGGTCACCATCACCGACGCGGTCAACACCGCCACCGGGAGCGCCCCGCTCACCGTGGACGCGACCGGGGCAGCCCAGCCTACGACGGTGAGCGCGTCTGACGATCGTTCCCCGAGCGGCACCTGGACGCTGGTCTCCAACGACCTGACCGGGACTGCCGCCCCGTTCGCCGGGGTTGCGGTCCTGACCTCCGCTGCCTAGGAAGAAGGCAAAGCACAAGCAGGGGAATGACCCCGTTATCCCCCTGCTTGTGCTCGCGCGGGCACTGAATGAATGCGAGCGCATGGGCATCAGGCCCAAGCTGAAACACGGGATTGTCTTCACTGACGCGGGCTACGTGCTGCCCGTGAAAGACGGTAAGTGGGCGGCACGTCCGCTGAGGAATTAAAGAATCAAGGAGCCGTATGGCCACTACCCTGACCGAGTCGGGCGAGATCACGAAGTCCCCTGATGTCTTCTGCTCGTTCCCCATCGAGAAGACCGAGACGACCCCGGACGGGGACATCATGGTCTACGGGAAGGCAAGTGACGGCTCTGTTGACTCAGATCAGCAGATCGTTGACCCGAAGTGGATGGCGAAGGCCGTCAGGGAGTGGCTGACCTCCGGCCCCAACCTGCGCGTCCAGCACAACCCTCAGCGGGACCCGGCCGGGATCGGGCTGACCGCCGAGACCGATTCCCTCGGGGCCACCTGGGTGAAAGGCCTCGTCATCGAGCCGACCGCCCAGAAGCTGGTCTCCAAGGGGGCGCTGCGCGCCTACTCGGTCGGGATCGCCCGTCCCACCATCGAGCGTGACGTTACCGGGAAGGCCAAGGGCGGGATCATCACCGACGGTACCCTCGTGGAAATCTCCCTGGTGGACCGTCCCGCGAACAAGAGCTGCGGCATCCAGCTGGTCAAGTCCGCGAGCGACGGGACCCCGGAGTTCAGCGGCGAGGTTTTCGGGGATGACGAGGTGATCCGCAAGGCCCTCGGAGTGGACCTGGGCAAGAGCGCCATCCCCAGCACCCAGGAATTCACCCTCCCGGAACGCCATGACGTGAGTTTCGAGTTCACCCCCGCCGATCTCGCGAAGATCGTCCAGAACAAGATCATCGAGAGCCATTACGGGGAACTCGCCCTGAAGGCCCTCTACGACGCCGAGGCCGAGGTCTACAAGCGGGACGTGAGCACCGCCGAGCGGCGCGAGCTTGCCTCCCACGGGCATGCCCTCGCGGACGGGAGCTACCCGATCGCGAATGCGGGCGATCTCGGGAATGCCGCGCACCTGGCCGCCTCCGGGCACGGGAACGCCGAGGCGGCGAAGAAGCTGATCGCGCGCCGCGCAACCGAGCTTGGCGTGTCCAACCCTCTCACGGAGAATGACTCCGGGAAAGAAGCCAGTGTGACCGATGCGGTTACCGTACCCGAGGTCGTCAAGGACGACACCGAAGTCCCTGAGATCGAGGCGAAGGAAGCCGAGCCTGAGGTCACCAAGGACCCGGAGGCCCCCGAGGAGGAAAGCAGCGTCAAGGCCGCCAAGCCGAAGAAGCCCAAGAAGGGCAAGAAGATGCCCCCGTGGCTGGTTACCGGGGATGACGGTGACGGCGACGGGGCAGACAAGGCTTGCAAGCTGGATCACGCGCACAGCGAGAAGTGCATGCCCTCGGGTACCCCGAAGACGGCCGGGAAGGTCACCGACGCGGCCGACATGAAGGAGATCCCCAACACCTCGCACGCCCCTACCACCCCGATGCCAGCGGGACGGAACACCCCGGACCACAAGGGCATGGGAATGAGCCCCGAGGCCGCCGCGATGATGCGGTTCAAGTTCATCGGGGTGGACACCGACCTGGGACGGCTGCACGACTTCACCTGCGCCGCCTATTCCCCCGAGGATGTCGCCAAGGCGCACCCGTTCTCCTCGTTCGAGACCCTCGTCAACGAGGACGTGTGGATGCGCAAGGCCGTCGAGTCGGCTACCGGCCCGATGGAGAAGGCCATGGAGATGACCCGGGTCTGGGAGTCCGCCCAGGCGCTGAAGAACGCCGACTTCGCGGACCTCAACGACTACCGGGCCGAGCTGCACAAGGCCTTCCGGGATGCCAACCCCGGGCCTACCTCCTACCCGAGCCCGTGCGCGATGTCCCCGGGCAAGTTCTCGCGCCCCGTCATCACCGACGGGAGGGCCGCGAACTCCGCTGGCTATGACGCCCCGAACTCCAGTGCGATGGCCGCAACTAGTCCTTCGATGGGAGCCGGGAGCTATGACCGCCCGCCACTGACCTCCGGGCACCAGTCCCCGTCCCCGAGCTTCATGAAGGGCGGCTTCGAGTACCCGGACGAGACCGGGGTCCCGATGCGGCTGACCTACGCTCGCGAGGAGAAGGAGAAGGCCCGCCGGGCGATCTCCACGATGCACGACCACCTCGCGCACATGTTCCCCACGATGTGCCCGATGATCGACCAGGACCCTTACCGCCAGCCCACCTCCCGTGACGTCCCCCCGACCGCCGGGATCGGGAAGTCCGAAGAGAACCCCGGTGTCACGAAGGACACCGGAGCTGGCGTCCCGACTGTTCTCGATGACGTTATCGAGAAGGGCCGCAAGAAGATGATGAGAAAGCTCGGGAAGAAGGTCATGGCCGGGAAGCTCACCGTCGATGAGGCCCGTTCCATGGTCGGGAACCGGATGTCCCGCAAGACCGAGGAGCTGTCCGTCAAGGCCCGTCTCGATGCCGGGGAGATCACCCGGGAGCAGGCCCTCAAGGCACTCGGGTTCGAGACTTCGGCTACCGGGGACGCGCTGTATGTCGCGTACGGGGACTCGAACGCAACTCCGGCCATGATCAGGGAACTCCAGGAGTCGCTGAACAAGATGGCCGGAGATCCGCGTCTCGTCGTGCTCCCGCCCGGGTCGAAGATCAGCGGGAGCACCCCCGAGATTGTCAAGAGCGTGACGCTGGAGGCGTCGAGCGCCCTTGACCCCGAGATCATCAAGAGCGCGATTGCGGAGGCCATTGCCCCCCTCGTCGCGAAGGTCGAGCAGCAGCAGGCCGCCATCAAGTCCCACGAAGAGCGCTGGGAGATGGCAGCAGGCGAGGCTGACCCCAAGACTGCCGGGTTCAGCGGCATCGCCCTGAACATGGTGAACAAGACTGCACGCCCGGCGGGCGCTGCGGAACAGGCTGGGATCGCGGAGCGTACTCAGCAGATGCTTCACAAGTCAATGAAGGACCAGCTCACCAAGATTTACCGGACCACCGTCGACCCTTACGAGAGGGAGGCGGCATGGAACGAGCTGACCACGAAGTACGGGGCCCCTGAATAGCCCCGCTGAGCAAACTTACCGCTCCGTATCCAAGGAGAATCGTATGGCGAGTGTACTGAACACTCTCGAAGAGGTTGCCCCCTCCGTCTCTGACGGGCTCGCAAGCTCTTCTGCCGCCAAGGCGGCACGCGACACCGGGAACTACTCCGGCACCTTCGCCTCCATCGCGAAGAGCGCCGTCAAGGGTGTCGGGCACATTACCAACAATGGCGTGCCGCTGGACGACAGCAAGCACAGCGGCCAGATCATGACCAAGTCGCACCAGGCCATCATGGATGTCCGCACCGCGACCTACGACGGGGCCTGGAACACCGACCAGGTGCTGGGGAACTTCTCCCCCGACTTCATGGGCGGGAACTCCAAGCTCGCCGGTCTCGGGATGGTCGCCAAGCGGGACGCGGAACTGCGCAAGGCATTCTCCGCGACCAACCTGGGTCTTTCCGGGGTCCCTTACGGACTGGTGCCTTTTGACCTCCTGGCACCTTCCCGTCTTATCTACCCGGTCTATACTCTTTTCCGTAACAAGTTCCCTCGTCCCGCCGGGCAGGGCGCTAGCCGCCAGGTCTACGGGCTGCTCGGGATCAGCGGTTCCCAGACCGGGGGACAGGGGATCGTGGACATCTCGATCCCTGAGCTGGTCGGGAGCACGACTTCGCTTGCAAGCACCAACTGGCCGCTGAACATCCCCGGGACCGGAAGCCAGACCGAGTACAAGCTGAACGTTCCTTACAAGTTCTTCGGGCTCTCGGAGACTCTTTCCTGGCTCGCCCAGTTCGAAAGCCAGGGATTCGAGGACATTTCGGCTCTCGCCAACCTGGTCCTGCTCCAGGAAATGATGCTGGGCGAGGAGTACATGATGATCGCGGGGTCCAGCCAGAAGCTGGCCACCCCGGGAACCCCGACGATCTCCGTCCGCACCGCCGGGTCCAACGAGACCGGGATCACCACCTCCCCGGGTCACTTCGGGGTCATGGTCACCGCCCTGAACTACTTCGGGGAGACCATCAACTCCGCTACCTCCGTGGACAACACCTCCATTGTCACCGGGCAGGTCGTGGACGTCACCATTTCCCCCGTCCCCGGAGCCCAGCAGTACAACATCTACGTGTCCACCACCTCCGGGCTGGCGGCCTCCACGATGCACCTGCAGGCCGGGACCACCGTCCAGGCCGGGGTCACCACCAACGGGACCCAGACCGCGAATGCCGTCGGGGGAATCCGGTTCACCATCCAGGGCGTCCTCGCCACCGCCAGCAACGCCTCGGGGCCGGGCTCGAACACCACGAACGCCATTCCCCCGACGACTGACAGCGGGACGGGAAGCGCCAACCGGATGGAGGGGATCATCCCCACCCTGTCCGGGCTGTCCTCGACCGGGAGCGGGCCGTACGCGAACGTCGGGTTCGAGTCAGCGAACGTCTGGAAGGGCGGGTACGTCAACCAGTCCGTCGGGACTCACCTGTCCACCAACGCCATCTTCACGGCGCTGGACGCGATGTGGGAGAACAACGGCATGAACAATGTCGCTCCCGGGTCGTACAAGGCGGACCCGTCTGAGATCGTCGCTGACGGCGGGGATCTCATGCGGCTGGCGAACGACATGCTGCTCCAGGGCAACTCCCTGAACTTCCTGCTGAACATCAGCCAGGACCAGGTTTCGGGAATGCGCGCCGGGGCTGCCGTGGCCGAGTTCGTCAACCCCGTCACCCGTTCCACCGTCAAGCTCACCGTCCACCCGTGGATGAGCCAGGGCACCGCCCTGCTGATGAGCTACCAGCTCCCCCAGACGTGGTCCCACGTGGACAACGCATGGGAGATGACCTGCGTCCAGGATTACGTGTCTGTCGCATGGCCAGTCATTGACGCGACCTTCCGCTACTCCATTTTCCTGCTCGGAAGCCTGGTCGCTCACGCGCCCTTCTACAGCGGGATCCTGCAGGGGCTCCAGGTCAACGACGTGACGCCTTTCAGCTAAACCGTGCAGGCACTCAGGAGAGAGTGAACTCTCTCCTGAGTGCCTCCTGGAATACCGAAAATCATCAAAAAAGGAGAACACGTATGGCAATCGCTGCCACTTACGTAGTCCAGGGCACGGCACTGACCACCTCTGTCGGCCAGCTGTACACTGTCCCGTCCACCGGGTATAACCGCGATCTCGTGGTCACCAATGCGGGGACCGTCAACTGCTTCGTCGGGCTGAGCGGAAGCGGCACCGTCGCCACCTCCGTCGCCAGCTTCCAGATCCCCCCGGGCGGAAGCGTTGTCCTGACTCAGTGCCAGGTTCCTGCCGGTGCGGTCCTGAGTGCCCTCACGGGTGCCGGGAACGGGCTGCTGTCCATCGGGTACGGGTCTGTCGTCTCCGTCGTCTAAGAACCGCTCTTAGGATAAGGAGCACGTATGGCCTATTACGGACCGGGCGTCGATCAGACGCTCAATCCGACCCCCGTGCCCCAGCAGGTTTTCACTCCCGTCGCGGGACTGGCGAACACGCTGAGGCTGTACAACCAGGGCTCGTCACCTGTTTTCATCGGGGGAGCTAACGTTTCCCCGTTCAACGGGCTCCCGGTGTACCCAGGGAACCGCCCGGTCGAGTTCAGCAACATGGGCTCGACCATTTACACCTGCTCGAACGTGCAGGCCGTGACCGTCGCCTCCGGGACGATCACCTCGGCCTCCACCGCCGGGCAGAACTCTTTCGTCGCCGCTGCGAGCGTCCCCACCTCCGGATTCTCCGTGGGGCAGACGTTCGTCATCGGGAAGGCCGGATCGCAGGAGGTGCTCACGGTGAACACCGTCAGCGCGTCTTTCACCACGATCGGGACGACGACGAATGCCGTGTACGCGCACGAGGCGACGGCCCCGCTTTTCACCGTGACCGTCTTCCCGTCGCAGCTGCGGGTCACTGCGGGAATTGTCTAAAGGGCTGGTAGCATTCGCTTATGCGGACTACCGTTATTCTCCCGTGCGCAGGCACGGGGTCGCGAATGGGCCTTCCTTTCCCGAAAGAACTAGCACCCCTGGGTCCAGGCAGGTTTCTCATCGACTCCTGCCTGGACCTGGTGGAAAGATTCAGGGAAGATAAGCGCATCCTGTCTTCCGACGGAATCCGCATCTTGCTTCTCGATAACGGGCTGCGAGGCCAGACCGATGCGCATATCAGGGAACGTTTTCCTGATATCTCTCTCGCGAGGGTCCGTCAGCGCCCGGATAACATGGACATGACAACGGCGGTCATGGAGCTTGTTCCCTGGTTCTCCGAGGTCAACATTCTGCTCCTCCCGGATGCGATCTACGAAAGCAGGGAGAACCCCCTCTCCCCGCTCGTCACGGAAGTCCTTGCCCGGAGCTTCGCCTTCGGGGCTGTCCGGACAGATCACCCGGAGAACCTCGGGGCGCTGCTGACCGAAGGGGACCGGTGCCGTGAATTCCAGGATAAGCCCGGGATGCCAGGAGCATTCAACGCAGCCTGGACGATGCTCGGATTCAGTCCCGATCTGTACGGGACAACCATGCTGGACATCATCAGGAGATCCGCACTGAAAATCACCTCGGGACCGGTGTCATTCCAGTGCGGAGTGGTGTGGATCGACGGGTACCGGGATTGCGGGACCTGGGAGAATTACCTGACCGAACTAAGGAAAAGCGAATGACCCTTCTCGTCATCGTCCCGACCCGGGGCCGCAAGGTCGGGTGCAAGCGGCTGCTGAAGTCGTTCACCGGGACCGCTGACTTCGCGGAACTGGTATTCGTGACCGACCCCGATGACGAGAAGACCTACGCGGGAATGAACTGGGGCGATGCAGCCCAGGTCACTCTCTCCCCTCGCCAGCCCCTGTCCGGGAAGCTGAACACTACCGCGAAGATGTTCGAGAATGATTATGACGCGATCATGTGGGTAGCGGATGACCACGTTTTCGAGACCCCCCACTGGGATACGGTCATGACAGGCGTCCTTGAAAGCATGGGCGGCAGCGGGATCCTGTACCCCGACGACAAGAGGCGCAGCGACGTCCCGGAGGTCTGGATGATCTCGACTGACATCATCCGGGAACTGTGGTTTTCCAACCCCGATCTGAACCATTATTACACGGACAACTCGTGGGCGGAACTGGGCCGGAGGTCGGGGCTGATCCGGCGGGTCCCGGAAGTGGTGATCCCCCACCGGCACTACTCGGTGGACGCGAAGGTCAAGCGGGACAAGACCTACACCGAGGCGGAGAAGACCTGGGGAGCCTCCGACCAGCAGGCGTTTTTCGCCTGGCGCAAGAACGGTCTCCCGGTACAGGTCAGCCAGCTGCGCAGGAAGTTCAACCCGGATGTTACATGGGTTCTAGGGAAAGTACGGGAGTTATGTGGCGCTGATCATGGGCCAGGCGACGGTTCCCACCTCGGGGACGGTGCCTCTTTTCACGGTCCCCCCGAGCCTGTGCAATGTCACGTTCTATAACCTGAACGCCTCGTCCACCGTGTACGTGGGATCATCCACGGCAGTCACCGCCGCGAACGGGCTGCAGTGCCATTCCATTCCGACGAGCTTCTTCACCTACGTCGGGAGCAAGGGCGTCTCGCTGTACGGGACCCAGATCGGGGGGCCCGCCACTGCCGCCACCTCGATCAGCTACGTGATCAGCACGGACTTCTAGTGACCCTCATCACCGGGCAGGCCCCCGTCCCGGGAAGCTCCACGGTCCCGCTGTTCATGATCCCCCCGAGCAGCAGTGACGTCACCGTGTTCCTGCACGGAAGTGCCGCCCCTGTTTACATCGGGCTGAGCACGGCGCTGACGACCGCGAACGGGCTGCAGGTCACCCCGAGCCCGGTGGAGTTCGCCGGGACCACCTGGAGCAGGGGCGCGACCATCTACGGGACGACCGGGAGCGCGACCGCGTCCACCCTCAACTACATCATCTCCACCGGAGGCCTTGCGTGACGAAAGTTCTTCTCCCCCCTGGCTGCTGCGGGTTCAAGGCAGCCGACGGGACCCGGTATGTCGCCAAGCCGGGGACGTCCGTGGACGTGGCCGATCATCACATGGCAGCCCTGAAGAACCAGGACTACGCGAGCGCCGGGCTGGTGGACGCGGGAGCGGAGAAGTTCTACGTGAACAGGGGCCCTGAAGGCCGCTGGTGCCCCGCCTGCCCGAACAACACCATCTACCACAGCTGGACGAAGACCTGCCCGGACTGCGGCGCGGACACCATCCCGGAAGGGGAGATGTCCCGGGTGAAGCTCGAAGAGTACATCCCGTAATCGCAAGACCTGCCGGAACGGCCGGGGCACGTCCCGGGGACAATCCGTTCCGGAGGTTTCCCGCGCACGGGGCCGGGGGGCAAGCGAACCCCCGGCTATCAGGAAAGTCTTTGAGCCCGGGTCCCCGGAAGTGGAAGCAACACA